CTCGAGCATAAGGTCGCCGACGGTCTCTTGGATGAGTCCGGCGCTGAAGTCCATCGAACTCACGCCGAGCGTGGCGTCGAACATGATCTTGCCGATGTTCAGCGCGCCGTCGGTTGATCGCACCGTGCCGATGTTCAGTTGACCGCCTACCGCGACCATGTCGAAGTAGATGCCGTGCCGCGCGGCTCCGGTCGGCGCAGGCATGATGTCGACGCGTCCGTTGGTCGTGTTCCGGATGATCTCGTCGTTGCCGAGCGTGATGTAGCCGATGTCGAAGTTGGTGCCATCCCATCCGATGCCGTTGTCGGAAAGCACTTGGGTGAACGTCCGGTGCCTCCATCGGGTGTTGGCCGAGTGGTACTGCCACAGGTCGCCGTCCACGGGCGTGCCCGCCTGCACGTCGACGCCGTGGACCTTGTGCACCGTGGGGTTCGGGTAGGTGCCCGTGAGGTCGCCGCCTGCCGCGCCGATGGGCGAGGCGCTGCCGCCCGTCTCGAGCGCGACTGACTGTCCGGTCGCGGCCACGCTCGAGTTGTCGCCGGTGGTGCTGATCGTGGTTGTCTGACCTGACCAAGTGACGCTCATGGCATCGCCCTCGCGATGGGTCCGCTCGAGATGTTCACGCGCGCGTTCGTCCCGCTGCGCACGTCGAGAGCGTAGTGGAACATCGCCTCGGTGGGAGCGTTCGTGACGACGGCTGCCTCGAAGGCGACCATGTCGATGGTGAGCGCGCCGGTTGTGCCGAGCGTGAGCCCGGTCGTCTCGGTGAGGCTGAACAGCGCGGACGCCGTAGTGGACTGTCCGCTGCGCCACACCTGCATCCGCCCGGTGTATCCGGTCATGTTGAGCGGCGTGCCGCCAACGCTGAAGGTGATGCTCCGCGTGCCCGGTGCCTGACGGTCGTACGAGATGGGCAGTGTTGCTGGCATGGTTACCCTCCTCCTCCTCCTGGATGCACTGGAAGGTCGGCGCCGCCGCCGAGCCCGGTGCAGGTGCCGTCGATGGCCTGCGTGTTGACGATCAACCAGACGAGGTTGCCGCCGATGGTCCGGTGCGGCGAGAGCACGACCGGAGTTCCGTTGGGGATCTTGACGGGAACGAACGATCCGAGAAGGTTGACGCTCTGCACGCCGTACGAGAGGAACGTCGGCCGGACGGTGTTGCCGAGTTCGCTGACGCTCAGGCAGTTCACGAACGTCCGGCCATTTGCGCGGATGCCGTGCTTGTAGCTCGGCGAGGCCAGCACCCAAGCCTCGACGCACTCGTACAGCCATCGCCCGTACTCGCCTGCGATTGGCGCCGAGTTCGAGATCTGCGCGAGGATGAGCGTGCCAGCCGGCTCGAGCGTCCGGCCGTCCGGGTTGCGCGCGGCGTCGACGATGGACGAGTCGAGACGGGGAGCCTCCGAGCGGCGCATCATGCGAGCCAGCCCTTCAGCGTCCGGTCCCGCTGCGCGGTGTCCGCAAACAGGTTGTTGAAGTTGTCGCTCACGCGTGTCGAGCGCACCCAGCGCACTTCCGCCAGGTTCGATCCGCTCCAGTTGGGGCGACCGTCCGCTCCGTTCGTCGGCACCTGCTCATGGTGCGCCCAGTCGTCGTACAGGAAGTCGGCGATGACCTCGTAGCGCGGCATCTTCGTCTGCTGGACGTTCACGCCTTCGCAGATGACGGTTCCGATTGGAAAGCCTGCGAACGGTTGGCTGTTGATCTTGCCCGTGAACCCGATCACGTTCTGCGTCGCGGTCACCATGTCCGTGATGGCCGCGCTGTACGTCAGCGAAACGCGCATCCGGACCTGCGGAACGTGCATCGTGATCGTCGCGCCGGAGTCCCCGACGGCCGTGCCGCCGATGTTCGAGGACGCGTCGGACGTGGTGGGCGGGTTCGACGTCCAGCTGCGGCGATAGACCTTCGCCAGGCGCGTGACGCTCTGGTACGAGGTGCTCGAGGGGAACACGACGTCAGGCGACGTCGAGATCTGGTCGACGAACGAAATGCCCGTGAATGTCAGGCTGAACGTCAGGCGCTTGAACGTCGGATCGACGACGTACGACCAGCCCGTGCAGCGCATGCCGCGCGAGGCGCGCTGCGTCACGCCCGTCGTCGCAGGGATCAGCTCCTGACCCTGCTTCGGAATCACCAGTTCGGTCACAGCGGCGGCGACGTCGGCGTTCAGCGTCCAAACGGTGCCGTTTTTCTTGGTGACCTGCCGGACGACGCGGTACGAGTTCTCCTCGCCCCAAGCGCCCTCGCTGTACTGGATGTCCGTGTCGAGGTAGTCGAAGTTCGCGCTGCTCGGCATCAGATTCCCAGCCTTCCGATTTGGATGGCGAGCTGCTCAATGCGGTAGTTGAGACTTCCGAGCAGCAGGTCGACCTTGGATTGGTTTTGTCCGGACATCCGGTCCTGCTCCATCGTGCGCAGCTGCGCCGCAAGAGCCTGCGCGACCCGTTCGTCGCTGGTCGTGACCATGGCCGCGCGGGTGGCCGATTCTTGAATGCCCTGCCCCGACAGGTACGCCCCGACGAACGCGGAGAACTGAGAGGTGGCGAGGGACAGCCGCTCGAGCACGCCGGCGCCGCCTTGGTCGACGGACGTCGTCGAACCCAGCCGGGCGGCGTCCATGAACCCGGGCACCTTTGCCGCAGCCTCTGCGGAACGCTCGTTTGCCGCCAGCAGGCGCAGCACTTCGCTGTTCACGGCGAAGGTCTGCTCACCGGTGCGCTGGAACTGCGCAAACGCGTCCGTCGCGCCCTTCGTGAGCTGCGCCATCGCCTCGACGTTCGCCCGCGCGAACCCGGCCAGGGCCAGCGGAGCCGCGAGCGCGGCGCCCGCGGCGCCCATCGGGCCGAGCATGCCTGCCGCCGGGCCCAGCCGGCCGACGCTGCCCATGAAGGCCGTTGCGGCGCCAGCCTTGGGGCCGCCGCCGCCGGCCCCGGCGGGCTTCATCCGCGAGAGCTTGCGCTGGAGTCCGGCCATCTTGTGCTCGATGTGCCGGACGCCGCTGTCGACGTCGCGGGTGTCGACGGTGACGGGGATGACTGCTGTGGGGAGCTTAGAGGCCACGGATTGCCTCCTCGATGGCGTCGCGCACGAATCGGCCCGCCTCGGGCTGCCAGCGCGCGTTGGTGCGGCTCAGGTACATGGTCCGACCGATCCTCCGGCCGAGATTTCGCCGGCCCTTGCCGTCGCGCCAGCCCCGTTTCTGGCTGAACGGGACGATGCGCGGATTGGGATTGCGCCCCGGCCTCGTTACGGGCTTCTGGGGCGTTCCGTCGGCCTTGATGCCCTTCTGCCACACCCGGAATCCGCCGTCCCAGAGGTGGCTTCTCCAGCCGACGCGGGCGCCGTCCTTTCGGATGCCCACGGCGCCCCAGATGACCTTGCCGCGCTTGTACGTCTTGACCTTGAGGGCCGCGTCCCGCCGCGTCTCGAGGTCCTGCGGGATGACTGCCCGGCGCAGCGCGCGCACCGCGAGCTTGCCCCACGCGCGGATGCCCTTGCGGGCGACCTTGGTGCGCACCTCAACGGGGAGGCGCTTGAGCGCTTGGCCCAGCTGCCTGGCCTCGAGCTTGAAGTTGAGTTTGGCGCCTGTCGATCTCACGTCGGATGCCTTCCCAATCGGGGATGTCCCAGATGATGTTGAGCGCCGCGGCGCTCAGCGTCTCGAGGTCGGCCTTGGTCAGGTCGAGGGCGGCGCGCGCGACCTTGCGGGCGCCCTCGGTCAGTCCCGGCCTTCTCCGTACAGCTTCTCGCACGCCCTGCCGATCTCGAGCACCCGCACGCCGTCCTGCTCGAGCACTCGCTCGACCGAGTCGAACGCTTGACGGCCCGACTCGTCAAGCAGGTGCCGCCAGACGAAGTGCGCGTACAGGCGCTCTGGCGTGCTCGCGGAGACCTGCATCGCCTCGATGACGTCAGCGGCCGACGGGCGGCGCAGGGTGACCGTCCCGAACGAAAGTTCGGCCGTCGCGTTTCGGAGCAGCAGTGCGTCTCGAATGCTCATCCGATGGTGACCGCGCCGGTGAACTGGAGCTCGAAGTTGGCGCGCACGATTTCGTTCGTTCCGGCCACGGCCGAGAACGACGTGACGAACGCGCTCCCGGTGACCGTCATTCCCGTCGCGAGCGTGATGACCACGCTGCGGCTCACCGGATTCACCGAGTCGGTCTCGAGCACGGCCATGCAGGGGTCCGCCTGGTCGTAGAAAATCTCTCCCGATGCAGTGGTCATTGCCTGCCCAGCGATGAACGACTTGCGCTGGTCATTGAGGTCGGTGGCCTCGAGCATGTCCGCGTTGTGGTTCACCGTGACGTTCAGAAGTCCGGTGCTTACCTGCGAGTTGTACGAAAGGGCGGCGTTTCCGCTTGAGATCGCTGGCATGGGTCACTCCCTGTAGTAGATGAGCAGTTCACAGACCGCTTCGGCCGGCTGCGCCTCGTCGCCCTCGCCGGACGCCTGCGCCTCGACTCGGTGGCCCCGGTAGAGGAGCGCGTCGATTGACAATGTCGCGTACGTCCCGGGAACGCAGGCCGCGCGGACCTTCGTGCAGATGTCGATGGCGTCGACGGCCTCCTGCGCCACGCAGCGGATCTCGACCTCGGCCTCGCGGATGCCTCCGCTCGAGGCGCCCGTCGATCCGATGGAACCGGGCCCGACGGACGTGATCTCGAACGTGACGGCCGGCAGCGCCGTCGATTGCAGGCGGAATCCGTGCGTCACCCGTTCGTCGGGCACGCCGTTCGCGCCGCCGGAAAGCGTGCCGCCGGCGGTGAGCATTGCGCGCACTGCTGCCTCGATGCTCATGTGACTTCCTCGCAGTCGATGACGGCGACGCGGTCGCGCTCGTCCAGGTTCTGGATCGCGCGGATGCGGAGCGTGCGGCCCCGGACGAGGATGCGGTCGGTCTCCGAGAGCCCGATGCTCCGAACGGTGTTCCAGCGCGCGCGCACCTCGTACGAGCGCACGACGGCCGTGCCGTCCGCGTACTGCCGCTCGTCAGCCGAGTCCGAGCGCAGGTCGGCGCGGAACTGCGCGGCCTGCGTCCAGGCGTCGACCCGCTGGCCGAGCGCGTCGCGCGAGGCGCTCGGCGCGAGCCGGACGGCGAGATGGCGAAGGCGCCCGGCCGAGATCATCGGATCGGGCTCCTGTGCGAGAAGTGCGCGATGATGTGGCGGTACGCGAGCGGCACCTCGGCGAGAGCCGCGACGTTCGACGCCTCCGGGTTGCTGTACCACGCGCCGACCAGCGCCACGATGCACTGCTGAAGCGCGTGCGGCACGTCGGTGAACCCGGCGACGTAGGTGACCGTCGGCTGCGTGTTCTCCTTGATGACGGCCGACGTATCGAAGTCGAGGACGATTAGCTCGTCATCCTCGAACGTGAACCATTCGGCCGCCGGCAGCGTCTGCGTCGCGCCGTTCGTGTCGGTGTAGCTGACGGACGTGATGGCCGAGATCGGCCCCTTGCGGAGCACGGTGCGGCGCCAGCCGGCGATCTTCTCGACCACGGTCTGCGAGCGGAGCAGAACGCCAGTCTCCCGCTCGATCAACTCGCCCGCCGCAATGCACAGCGCGGCGAGATCCGTATCGTCGGATTCCACCTCGATGCGGAGCCGGGTCCGCAGGATGTCGATTGGGATGGGGAGCTGCGGCATGGAAAGGGGATGGCGCGGTTCCCCGCGCCACCCCCCGGGAGACAAAGGCTTAGCAGGTGATCGCGGCGAAGGCGTCGATCAGCATGATGCGCGAATCGGTGCGCGTGTACATGTAGACGATGGTCTCGTCCGTAGCCGCGGCCGAGTACGGGTCGATCAGCGTCTCCATGCCCATGCGGTCGGCGATCTCGAAATACTCGAAGTTGCCTACGACGGCGAAGATGTTGTTGTTGGCCGTGGCCGACGGAACGTACGCCGAGATGCGGTACGGGATTCCGTACAGCGTGCCGGGAACGCCGTCGATCAGGCCGCCGTTGTCGCTCGGCTTCCAGATGTAGTCCGTGGTGTTGACCTTCAGCTTGCGGACCGTCTTGAGGAAGGTATCGCTGAACAGCCAGCTGAACTTGGGACCAAGACGGTACTGCGGCTTGATGAGGTGGACGGTGTCGATCACGTTGTCGCCGGTCACAGTGGTGATCGCCGCGCCACCAAGGTCGGTCACCTGGCTTGCCGCAGCCAGCTTGGTTTGTGCGCTCGAGCCTGCGATGCCCTCGGGATCGCCGCTGCCGTCGCCGATGGTGAACTCTTGCTCGTGGTGCAGACCCATCGAGGTGCCGTGCTTGCGGGCGACGTAGTCGAGGCCGCTGCCGATGCCGTTTGTGCCGATGACATCGGAGAGGTACTCGCGCGAGGCCTTTCCGGCGGTGACGTACTTCGTCTTCAGAAAGGTGATCTTGCTTCCGAAGGTCAGATCGTTCGGCGTGATCGAGCCGCCTTCGGCAACCTTCGCCGTGGTCGGCAGCGCCCCCTCGACGCTCACCTCGCGGGTCGAGTCGATGGTCATGACGGTCGCAAGCTGTCGAATGACGGACGCCTGCTGGCGCTTCTCGATGATGCGGCGCTCGAGGTCGGTCGGCACGGGCGCGTTGCTCGTTCCGGTCGACAGAGCGCGGAAGGCGGCCATGTCGCCGCCGATGATCGCGCCCATGAAGCGCTCGGTGTACTCGCGTCCGGCGTACTGCTTGCGCTTGCGCGCGCTCATGCCGTCGTACATCCAATTGCCGTCGTCGTCGGCGACGCGCGCGCTGAACTCGGGCGCAGCGGCCTCGGCGGCGAGCTTGCGGAGCTGGATGAGCTTCTCGATCTCCGTCATGTCGGAGTCGAGGCGCGCGATCTTCTCGCGCTCCTCGCCGCTGCCGCGGGCCTCGATCTCATGCGTCTTCGCGTCCTTGCGGGCTGCGAACGCCTCGAGGGTCTTGCGGTACTGGTGCGTCAGGTTGTTGAGTTCGGTCAGGGAATCCATGGCGTGATCCTCGCAAGGTGAAGTGCCAGCCGCGAACGTGCGGCTTCGATTGCAGCCGCGTCAACGTGACGCAGGCTGGAACTTGTCTGTGGGTAGGCGGCGTCGACCACGACGCTGATCTCGACCAGCCGCGCCTTTTGCACGGTGCGCTCGGTGCGCTTCGCGTTCCATTCGTCCTTCTCGACGTAGAAGCCAAAGGACATCTCGCCGCTCAGGTCGCCGCGCTCGAGGAGAGCACGCACGTCGTTGCCGAGCGTGGTCTCGGGCAGTACCGCGGCGTAGTGCAGGCCATCCGACCTGTCCTCGAGACTCAGCGTGCCGCTACGCGTGCGGGCCAGCGGCATCGAAGGATCGTGGTTGTAGAGAAGCTTCACGTCCTCGCGTGCGTCGAGCGTGGACTTGAACGCGCCGGGCGCGATCCGCTCCGTGAACGCGCGGCCGTGCTCGACGATCTCGCGGCTCTGCTCGCCGTAGACGGCGGCGTAACCGGACAGCGTGCGTCCTTCGATCTTCTGCTCGGTCGCGTCGATGCTGCGCCTAGAAATCATTGGGGGTTCCCGCTTCCGCGCTGGTGTCGGCGCCGATGTTGGTCGCGCCGCCGCCGGCGCCCATGTTCAAGCCCATGACGTATTCGTCGCCGCCGGCGCGCGGCTCCATGTCGAGCATGTCGCGCGCCTCGTTCGGGTTGATGATGCCGCTCTCGACGCCAGTGCGGAGCGCGGCCATCTGCTCGGCGAGGCTCGGGCGCATGATCGCGTCGGCGTCGAACGCGATGCGCGAGACCGGGCCGACAAGCTTCGTCCTCAGTTCGCTTTCCCACGCGGCGAACCAGTGCGACAGGCACGCCTCGACGTACATGCGGCCGAGCCATTCCATCGAGCCGTATGGCTGCGAAGAGTGCTCGCTCAGGTACGAGACCGGCACGCCGAAGATGCGAGAGACGTCGTGGATGCTGTACTTCCGCGACAGGTCGATCCCCGCCTGATCGACGTTCGACGCGATGCGCTCGACGCGCATGCCTTCGTGCAGGATGATCGGGCGCCCGCTGTTCTCGGGTCCCGCGTGGTTCGACATGAACTTTTCCGCGAGGTTCTGCCGCGCGGGCTCGCTCATCGTGTTCGGATGGATGAACGCAAGCTTGCCCTGGCCGCCGTTCTGCATGGCGTTGAGCTGCGCGGTTTCCTGCGCCATCGCCGTGGTGATCGCGGTGCGGCAGATGCGCGCCGGCGACTCGCCCCAGAGACCGTTGTATCCGGTCGTCCGGATGTGGAGCACCTGCTCGGGCGAAAGGTCGCCGTACTGGCTGCTGCGGTAGAGAGGCTCGCGCCCAGTGATGTCGAGCGTGACCGAGTCGACCTGCATTGGGATCAGCTCGAGCAGGTCGCCGGAGCGGGTGCGGTTGATGAGCGCGAACGAGTTGCCCAGCAGGGTTGCCTGCAGCGTCATCGTCCGGCGCAGCTCGAAGCCCGACATCCAGCGGTTCGGCGAGCGAAGTAGCGCGTCGACGGTTCCATCCTCGACGTCGAGCGGAACGCGCGCGACATCGTTCGCGATGAGGGTGCACGCGCGGAAAACGGCGGTGTGCTGCATCGAGCCGACGGCGGTGACGTATGCCACACGTCCGCTCGGCTCGTTCAACAGCATCCCGGCCTGCGGCCAGAAGCCGAACCAGCGCTGCAACAGTCCTCGGAGCATGGCGGGATCTTGCGTCCTGTCTGCCGTGCAGATTGCACCTAAACAGGGTTCAGATAAAAGATTCCGTTTCGTAGCTTGAGGCGCGCTTGCCGCCCCAGACGTGGATCGCGATCACGCCGGCGACCAGCGGGTCAAGGATGCAGTGCTCCCTCGACTTGACCGGGCGCACGTTGCCGTTCCGGTCGGTCTGCGCGTGAGCCTCCGCGCAGCTGCGGCGCATGACCGGATCGTCGCCGATGACCAGCTTGCCCGACGCCCACAGGTTCTGCCACAGCTGGCAGCCCGGACCGAACGTCGAGATGCCCATGCGGTACGTCAGGAGCGGCACGCCGTCGGCCGTCAGCTGCTCAGCAAGGTACTTCGATCCCCACGCGTCGTAACCGACAGCGCGAATGTCGAACAAATCGCGCAGCTCGAGCAGGCGCTGCCGGATCGACTCGTAGTCGATCTCGCGCCCGGGCGTCAGCGTGAGCTTGCGCTCGGCGGCCCACACCCGGACGGGCATCCGGTAGTCGAGCTCGCGCTGCGCAACGTCCTGCGCCGGCCACCAGTAGTGACCTTGGACCGCCACCCGGCCATCCTCCATCGGCACGGCCAGCACCAGCGCGGACATGTCGAGCGACTTCGAGAGGTCGAGACCGAGCCACGCCGGGCGCCCGTACAGGTCGCGCCACTCGATGGTCTTGCCGCCGGGCCATAGGCTCATGTCGAGCCATCCGCCCGTGTTCTCGTCCACGCGTGAGCAGTGGTAACGGGTGAACTCGGAGCGCCCCATCGGCGAGCGCTTCATCGTTCCCCAGGCGCGCCGCAAGCTCTGCGCGTCCGGCTGCCCGTGCTCGAGGCCGGGGTTCGCCTTCGGCCAAGCGCCCTCGTCCGAGATGGCGTCCGCGGCGTCGATGCCGTAGAGCATGGCGAAGACCGTATCGTCGGGCGATTCGCCGCTGAGGACGGCCTCGGCCTGCTTCACCAGCTCGGCATACATGTTCTCCGGGTTCGATCCCGGCGTCGAGATGATGACGCCGAGCGACTCGCGCCGCTTGGCGCCGGTCGTGAGCAGCTTTGTCAGGAAGCGCCCCTTGAACTCCGCAGCCTCGTCCGCGATCCAGAGCGAGGGGTTGAGTCCGTCGAGTGAGCGCTCGAGCGCGGGCAGCGCCGTCATCTCGCAGTCAGCACTCGGCCGCGTGATCCGGTTGAAGCGCACCAGCGTGGTCGGGTCCTCCAGCCGCATCGCCATCGTCCGCGACGTGTCCAGCAGGATTGCCGCCTGGTCTTCGTTGTTGGCGATCACATGGACCCGTCGCCCTTCGCCGCCCATGAGATCCCAGAGCGACAGGCCGGCCATGAGGGTCGTCTTGCCGTTGCCGCGTGCCACCTGGAGCATGCCCAACTTGAACCGCCGGCGGCCGTCCGCGGCCCAGCGCCAGCCGACCAGGTTGCCGATGACGAACCGTTGCCACGGGTGCAGCACGAAGGACCTGCCGGTGTCTTCGCCGACCAGCGGCAGCCTTGCGAAGAACGCAAGGGCCTCCTCGACTGCCTCGAGGTCGAGCGCGAGGTCGTCGCGCTCGAGGTCGGCGACGAATCGTGCGCAGGCGGCGTAGACCCACTTGCCTGCGGCGCGGCGCCCGCGGAGCACGCTTTCGGCGTACTCGAGCATGTCTGGGTGGGATTGACTCGGCACTATGGGTTATCCACAAGTTATCCACATTTTTGACAGTCGATTGGTCCCGGCGAAAGGTTTAGAGGCCATGTGAGTGTTTTTGCCGTGGCCAACTGGGGCACGTCGGATAGACCCAAAAAAAGGGCTACCCCCCCCCCTCAAAATGTGGATAACTTGTGGAAAACTGGGTCAGCGTGCATGCCGCGCCTCATGGCACTCGTTGCACAGGCTCATCACGTTGGACTCGTCGTAGATGCGGTCAGGGGCGAGGTGCCGGGGCACGATGTGGTGCACGCACTGGGCGAGGCGGTCGCAGTCAGCGCACAAAGGGTGGCGCGACAGCCACCCTTTCCGCCACTTGGACCAGCGCCACCCAAGGTGGATGCCCTTGTCCATGAGCACCTGTGCGCGCACCTCAAACCGAGGTGCTGGGATCGCGTGCCGGAAGGCTTCTGGCATGGTCGGCCTCCACTACTTGCCGAGCGAGGGCCGGCAGGTCACTCAACCTGCACACGATCAGCCAAGGCTTGTAGCTCGAGCGGCACACGACCAGAGGGACCCGCTTGGTTGCGGCCGCGTCCCGAATGGCCTGGTCCATGAACGCATAGGGGTTGAGGCGCTCGGTGCGCTTGACCTCGATGTGGAGGCCCGGCGCGTACTCGCAGAGGACGTCGGCGGTGCCCGCGCGCCCGTTGTACTGCACCGTCCTTCGGCAATCTCCGAGGACTTGCGAGAGAGCCTCTGCTGCCTCAAGCTCTCCTGATGCTCCCTTGCCACGACTGTTTAGAGACATATCCACAACTTATCAACACCTAAAGTCTCTGTCCATGCAGTATGCAAGGAACTTCGGAATATTTCTTTCCCGTCCAGAAAAAAGGCTTGAAACAGCAGATTACTGCTCGTTACGCTTAGCGGCGCTCTGCTGATGCGACGCGCCTCGCGTAACGATGTCAATCTGCGGGTTTCGCCTTCTTCTTCGGTGGTGCAGGATTCCAGAGGTCCGACGGGTCAAGCCCGTCGTGCGCATCGTGCCAAACCCTCGGCGTGACCGAATCGACATGCAGGACCTTCGGCGCCACGGGAGCCCATGATCGGCAGCGCGCCTGCATGGTGACGCATCCCTCCGTCTCATGGCGCAGGAACACGACGTGGCTGTCGGTGGCCCGGCCGATGCTGCCGGCGCCAGCGCCGACGTCCATGGTCTCCTTGCCGCTCTGGCTGCCCTTGGTGCTGTGATGGACGAGGATCGTGGCGGCCTCCGAGAGGCCCGCGATCTGGTCGATGTGGTTGTACAGGGCCGTCATGTCCGAGTTGGAGTTCTCGTCAGAGCCGGCCGGGATGAACCTGTAGAAGGCGTCGATGATGACGAGGTTGTACGCGCCCCGCCCGGCGTCGCGCATGGTGGCCTCGAGGTCCTCGACGCTGCCCCGCGCGCCGCGGATGAAGGCGACATCGACCATGCGGGCGAGGTGCTGGGTGTCCAGGCCGTCTTGGTAGGCGACCCTCCAAAGGCGGTTCATGGCCGTCTCTGGGTGCAGCTCGTTGTCGATCAAAAGCACGCGCCCCGGCTCGCACTTGTGGCCGCACCAGACGGCTCCCCTCACGATGCTCGAGAGCAGGCTGTAGACCATCCACGTCTTGCCTGTCTTTGGCGCTGCAATCCAGTTGCAGACCTCTCCCCTGCGGAGCAGGCCATGCACGATGGGCGGTCTCAGCTTCGGCTCGGTGGCCGGGAGGACGAGGGGTTCGATGGTGAACTTGCGCGGTTCCATGCGGTCACTCCATGAGAAAACAGAGGGGAGGCGGCCGGGTGAACCGCCCCCCCTCCAGAAGAAAGAGTCTGTCGTCAGGCCGACGCGGATGGTTCAGAACGGGATTTCGTCAGCCGTGATGGCGGCCCGCTTGGCGCCGCCCTTGGTCACGCCAGCGATCAGCATGACCGTCTCTCCGTCCTTCTTGGTCCACGGCCGCAGGCTCACGACTACCTTGTCGCCGCGGATGAGCGGGTCGCAGGCCGCGATGACCTTCTCGTCAAAGCAGACGAATCGCTCTCCGGTCGAGAGCTTGAGCGACGCCATCGGCTTGCCGTTGTCGCGCACCTTGACATCCCAGAACGCGACGGTGCCCGCGACGCCGTCCCCTGGCGTCGGCGGCTCCTGTGCTGCCTGCTGCGCCGGCGGCGCGCTCTGTTGCCCGCCGCGCTCGATCTTGTCCGCGAGTTGCCGCAAGGCGGCTGCGATTTCACTTGGCTTCACTGGTCCCTGCCTTTCTGTTCTGGTTGCGAAGTTGAACGATTTCATGCTCGAGTCTCCTGATCGTCTCGGCTGCGCGCTCGAGCATCCGCGCCGTCTTTCTGTCGCCTGCCTCGGTCAGCCGCGCGCGCAGGAAGAGCGCGTCGCAGAAGTCGTCGGCATCCTCGGTGCGCGGCACGGGCTCGGGCTCCGTGCGGGCCGCCTCGCGCTCCTCGCGGAGCTGCCGGGCGAGAACCTCGGAGTAGGACGGCGTTCCGGGGAATCCTGTCATGCCGCCACCCCCTCTCTCGGCGTGTACGCGTATCCCGTGGTCTGCCGAAGCGCGGCGCCGTGCAGCGCGTGGTACTTCTCGACCAGTTCGGCCCAGCGCTCCGCGCCGAGCTCTGCGCGCACGAAGTCCATCTCGAGCGCCATGCAGTCGGCCTCGCGCCGCACTTGGATGAAAGCCTTGATTTCGTCGTGGTAGCGCTGGCGCCAGAACTCCGACATGGCGACGGCTTCGCGGTAGCGATGCTCGGTGATCGGGTCGTGCTCGACTGGGTCTCGGATCACGCGCCACCCCCTTTCCGCATCGCGGAGGAATCGCCGTCCTCCGTGTCGAGGATGACCTGTGGAACCTCAAGTTCCATCCGAATGATCTTCACAGAGGCGTACTGGCGATCCTTCGGCTCGGCTTCGGCAAACACGAGCTCGACCATCTCGGTAAGAGTCTCTGCGGTCGCCACCCTTGACGGCATATGGTGCGTGTAACCCATCGAATCGTTCTGAAGGATCGCCATGTACAGGCGCGTCGTGGTCGTCGGGAAGCGCCGTCCCGTCGCGTCGAAACGAGGCGTCTTTGGCGTCTCGGCGACGGTAGGCGGCGGGACAACGAGCAGGTACGGGTTTCCGACCTCTGTTGCTTTGAGAATACGCTTGATCCACTTCATCACGCGCCACCCCCCTTCCGCATCGCGGCGAGCACCGAATCGGCCTGACAGACCGCCCACATTGGAAACTCATGGGCGTTCTCGGTAAATTTTGGGTTGGAGTTGAAACCCGTCAGCGCCGCGCACACAAGCCGCTCGCGAAGTTCGCGGTCGCGGTCGGCGGGAGGGTGCTGATCTCTCCAGCGACCGCTCTGTAGTTCCAGCGTCTCTACTCGCTTTCGCAACGCTGCTCCCTCCGCGACGAGGGACAGATTCCCTTCCCGCAGCCCGTCCCGCTCCGCGACGAGCGCGGCGAGGGCAGAGTGGAATCCGAATCGCGACTGCGCCGCCAACAAGTCGAGCAGCGCGTCGATGTCGTTGTTTGGTTCAGGCATCGGAGTCCCTCCCCGTCTCGTAGATCAGCACCACGAGGTACGCGATGGCGAGGCAGACGCCCATGCCGCCGAAGATGATGACGCCCATGCTCATGCCCGCACCTCCAGTCGGGGGCGCTGCCACTCGCTCTGGAAGTGCTTCACGACCGTGTACGCGTAGACGGCGCGCCGGACGATCTCAGCGCGCTCGAGGCCTGTCTTCGTGGCCTCCTGCTCGATCTCGGCGTGCGTCTCCGGAAAGAGCCGGACGCTCTTCGTTGCCTTTGTCTTCTGCATGACTGCCTCCTGCGGCCGGGCCGCGTTACCACACGGTAACCATCGGCGGATGGCCTGTCAACTCACCAAAGATTCTTCGGACAGGTCGCCGCAGGCATGGTGGCCTTGACCGTGAGCCGCGCTCTCGAGCGCTCGCCGCAGCCGCACGCGCCGCAGAATCCGACCTCGTCCTCCGCGCTCGGCAGGCGCGACGGGCAGGCCGTGCACAGCGCCAGGCGCCTCTCGGCGACGTCCGGCGCCACGGGTCCCTCAAGCGCGAGAGACGCCTCGGCGTTGACGTAGGCCGCCGTGCGCTTCGCCTTCGCGGCGATGGCTTGAAGAATCGTGCGGCCCTCGGCCGGCGCGGTCGAGTGCGGGCAGACCGAGCAGACGCCCGGAGAGGGCGTCTCGCCGAAGAGAGGCAGCGCAAGATCGTTTGTGCAGCGACCAGCGACGTGGTGCGTGCAGCTCATGTGTACACCCATGGCGTCGCCGGGCAAGCGGACTGCTCGATGCTCCAGTCGTAGCCCGTGCAACTGCTGAGTTGGCGCTGCACGTCGACGAATCCGCAGTCTCCGGAAAGCAGGGTGTCGGTGGTCGTGCCGAATCCGTAGGTACGGAGCGGCTCCCACGAGCCGCCGCCGTAGATGGCGTCGCAGACGCCGTCATCGGATTCGTCGCCCTCGCACTCGGCTCGGAACACGCAGCCGAACGCTCCGACGATGTTGACGTTGGCATCGAGCACGGACGAGCCGTCAGGCAGCTGGCCCGTGCATGGAATCTGGCAGCGGCGCTGCTTGTACCAGCCGAGACAGCGGTAGTCGGACGATGTCAGGGTGTCCAGGCAGTTGAACGGGGTGACGTAGGAGAGCGTGCCGCCGACGCAGCGGAGCGAGTACGGGCCGTGGGTCGCGGGAACGTAGTCCGTCTGCGCCCAATCGCAGTCGGCGCCGGTAAAGACGTTCACTCCGTCCGTAAACGCCAGAAGCTCAACGTCCGAGCACGCGATGGCAAAGTCGCACACCTCGACGGTGTGGTGCCAGACGCGGCTCCCTTCCGATATCGGGGTCGAACATCCTTCGGCCGTTCCGGTGTTCTTGCAGGTCACGTGAATGCAGCCGGAAACGAACTTCGTGACCTGCCACGTCTGCGCGCGCGTGTGGTTCTGCGAACTCTTCATGCACCGTGCATCCTCGCGCAGAGAGACGGTCGCCTGCACCTGAAAGAGCACGTTCCCGTAGTAGCCGCACGTCGACGATTGCGGGCAGACGATCCGCGTGAGGGTCGCCGCGACCGCCTGCGTGACGGTGACCGAGATTTCCCACGCCCGCTCGTAGCAGACGTAGCTCGTGCACTCGCACGGCGGCAGCGGCCCGCCGATGGCGAACCTGTAGTTGAAGTTGATGCCGTTGACGAGGTAGGACGAGGCGCACGGGCAGCTGCTCGAGGGACATGGCTCCCCTCCGAGGCCGCAGCAGCATTGCATGCTCCCGTAGCTCATCGCTGCTCCTCCGACCAGTCGTAGCGCACGACGGTCTGCCCCTCGAGGTCCTCGGCGTCGACCCAGCCGACCTCAACCAGCCGGCCGTTGTCCATCATCGCCGCCCGGACGCTTCCCCTCGCTTCGAGGATCAGCAGCGGCGAGTCCGGCGCGGCGACGTATCTCGGCCCGCACCCGGTCAGCAAGGCGGCTGCCGCCGCCGACAACGCGCACCACGCGAGGGCGCGACGCCCACTCAAGCAGGCTGTCGAGGATGGCTTTGAGGGCGGCATAGATCAACGCGCGCCCGCCTGCTCGCTCGTCACGTTGTTGTCACGGGCGAACAGCAGGCCGACGCCAGCCACGCAGGCGGCGATCAGAGACGCGTAGTCGGGCGAGGTGAGCGGGTCGCCGTCCGAGAGCGCGGCGAGCGCCGCGCCCGCGGCGGTGAGGATGGCTGCGATTCCGGCGATGCTGGTTCGTGGGCTACGCATGGTTGCGCTCCTGTTGGGTTCTGGCTCGGTCTAGTTCACGCTCTAGGAATCGTACCCTCTCGGTGAGCGCGGCGATCTGTGAGCGTAGGTCGGACAGGGTTCCGTGAAGCCACGCGCTCGCGCCGAGCACGGCGACGAATGGGGCGATGATTGCGGCCAAGGTCTCGACGGTCATGGCTTCCACCCTCCCGAAATCTTGCCATGCGTGTGCACGGGCACCCAGTCAGGGATGATCGAGCTGTTCTTGAGGAACGGCAGGCAAGGCTTCCACACGCCTGCGACCTTGATGTAGACGGGGGTGCAGTAGAACGGGATCATCGGCTGGCCTCGTAAAGTGCGCGGGTTGCTGGTTCGTCCCAGTCGGTGCCGTCATCGTTCAGCACTTGGAACGTGCTGCCGTCTGCGGCGACGATGTGAGCGATGGTGGGTTCCATGTCATGTGGCTTTCAGGATGGATCCGATGGTGAAGCGTGCCTGTGCGCCCGCGCCGTTCGTGTAGCCGACCCGGGCGTATCGCCAAGACGGACGGTGCACGATCTCGGCGAAGAACCCGCCGCCCGTCACGGCTGCGGTGGCCACGCTCTTCACGCGCCGCCAGTTGGTGTTGTCGCGGCTCATCTCGAGCCACAGGGTGCCCGTCACGTCGCTCTCGGCGCTGACCACCAGCTCTTGTGCGTAGGTCGTGGCGACGTTGAAGGCGGTGGCGGTAGCGACGCCAGTGAGGTCGCGCGAGGTTCCGGTGAACGTCGCCGCTGCTCCGAGCGCCGTGGACGAATCGTCGTACCAGATGCCCGCGCTGGCGACGAATCCCATGCGGACGTTCGAAGCCACCGCCGTTGCGTTGGCGCTGACCGTTCCGGAAACAGGCTGGGTGGCGAGGAACGGCGAGACATCGTTCGGAGACGAGGCTACGTGGATCGTCGTGGTTCCAGCCGTGGTTGCCGTCGAGAGGCGAAGCCGTAGGTATCGCGCCATGCGCGGAATGACCCACAATCCCGCTGCGTTGAACGTCGTGGCCGACGCGCCCGGGTTCGTGAACATCGTGGCTGCCTGCCACGTGCTCGCGCCCGTGTCGTTCGACCATTCCGGCGTCACGACGCCCGTGGTGCCCATGCCCTGGCAGTGGATCGAAACCGATTGGTTCGCGTCGAGGTCGACGGTCAAGAGGATCGTGTTGATGGCGATGACGCCGGACACGTTGTAGGTCTGCGCCGTCTGAAACTGGGCGACCGGAAGCGGCGCGGTGCGCTCGACCAGCGTGGCCGCGTTGTTCGCGCCAAAGGTGAGCTTGACGCGCTGCACCTCCTCCGAGGAGACGGTGTCGGATGCGAGGACGGTTCCGAAGGCGGGCAGGGTTACGCTCATGTCACTGGTACCTGTAGTAGATGTCGCCGTCGACGCCGCCAGATGGCGCGGCAGTGCCCGACGTGAAGGTTGGGAGCCGGGTGTTGTTCAACCGGACCTCTCCGGCGAAGAAGAGGTCGATGTCTCCGTTTACGCTCTCGAGCATAAGGTCGCCGACGGTCTCTTGGATGAGTCCGGCGCTGAAGTCCATCGAACTCACGCCGAGCGTGGCGTCGAACACGATCTTGCCGATGTTCAGCGCGCCGTCGGTTGATCGCACCGTGCCGATGTTCAGTTGACCGCCTACCGCGACCATGTCGAAGTAGATGCCGTGCCGCGCGGCTCCGGTCGGCGCAGGCATGATGTCG